TTTTGGGAGTTCACTGATCACCCCCAAATTGGTGGGATTGTGCTGTTTCGGTGTCCTTGCGCATACGCAATCTCCTGAGCGCGAGAAAAAGCACGCCCGGAATTCTGTGTGGGGGTTGCGCTGGGGAAGGACTACAAGGCAGAATGGAATTCAGCGGATGTAGGTCGCCTACCTCAGCGGCTTCGAGATTCTCACCTGCGACACTGTGGCTCGTTCCGCCAAGAAGAAGCACAGTTCGAAGGTGATGGATCTAAGGCGATCGACAAGGCGCGACATGATGTTCGTTATCAGAACGGAGGTTCAGTTCTGATAACGAATAGAGAGTGAACCCCACCCCCTGCCTATTTGGCTGCTTTTCTAATGGCTGTGCGCGTCTCGCGTCCAGCCGGTTTGCGCTCAGAATTATGTAAACTCTCGGACGGCCCGTCGTAGCTCCATGAGCGGACGCGCATCGCAGGTTCAGGGAAGGGCGCATTCCCGACTTTGACGACTGCCGGCGGGCGGTAGGTGTACCACGCCAAAGCGTGGCCGCCACGATGCGGCCGCAGGATCTGGCCGCTGATAGAGCCGTCCGGGCGAACACGGCAAACCAGCAGGAGAGAAGTTTCCCAGTGCGGATCGGCGCCGGGACGGAGTTGGACGACATCGCCGGGCGCGATCGCGTCGTTGTTAAGCGCGGCGGCGGCATGGCGTGCGCGCCTGAGCAGGGATTCGAGGAGGTGCATTTCATCGGGGGAGAGCATCCCGCGATGATTGTGCGACCGGTGCCGGGTTGTCGAGATTGCGAAAGTATATTCATCCCTGCGACAGGATGCTCAGAACCGGGCGTAATCGCAGTGTGCCTTTGGGAGGCACATACGCCCGGTTTCCGAAGCCATTGCCCGGGGATGAGCCGAGCGAAAAGATGGTAGCACATAATCGCGTCTTCCCTCGACGAGTACATGCCAGTTCTCTTCCTCAACGGGAACACACACTCGCGTGGCGCTCTGCTCGGACTCGGGAAGACACTAGACGCAACCAGCGTATTACCGCGATCCACAATCGTATAGAGATCGTCACAATCTCACGTGAACGCCCATACCTTTGGGGGTTGTCTCTACCCTCATTTGCGGGTAGTGGGCGCCTTGATCGCGTCGATATCGCGCCTTGAGACCCGGTAGCGGCCGCCCGCCCGCACTCCGACGTCCAGCGCGCCGAGGCGCTTTTCCTCGATCATGCCGAGCAGAAAACTGGCCGGCAGCCCGGAATAGTCCGCCGCCTCGTCGATGGTGAGCCAGGGACGATCCGAAACCGGCGGTGCGGGCTGGACGGGCGGGCGTAGTGGCGGCAGTGCGGCCACTTCGCCCGCTCCCGTCGCACTTCCGCGGTAGGCGACCAGGCGTTTCTGGCCGTCTACGACGGCCCGCTGGACGTCGCGCGCAAGCAGCACAGTCTGCCGGCGCTTGGTCATGGGATCGGTGACCTGGCGGCGCCGGATGGCGCCTGTGTTCGACAGCTCGAGCACGCGGCGTACGCTCAGGCCGAGCCACTGGGCGGCAATTTGCTTGGAAATATATTCAGGCCCCGGTGTTACAACTGCGGGCGCGGAACTGCGGTATGCTGGTTTTGATTTAGACATCGTTAGAGCACCTTGCAGCGGGCGCGTTCCATGCGCCCGCTTTTCTTTTTGACTGTAACTCAGGTCAGGCCACGATCAGCGCCAGCACCCGGAATGAGAGTCCTAGACCTCAATTCCTACTTGAACAGCATCGGAGCCAGGCTTGCGAGCACCCAGAAGGCGAGACCCGCCGAAATGAGCGACGGATAGTACGGGTTCGGTGGTGCGGACCACCAGCGCGACATGGCACCCAGAACGAACAGGACAAACGCAAACACCAGACACACGAGCGGCATAAATTGAACTCCTAGCCTCGGTTTCTGATACGATCAATCCAAAGTATAGTCCCACACCCGCCGGGCCGGGTGCCGCCGCAGTCTCTGACAATAGCCCGCATTCCCCTGCATCGGTCTAGTTGTGTCCTCCCTCTCGGCCCCAAAAGTTCCCGTATACACCCAGTACGGCATGCTCGAACTGGCGGATGCCGCCCGTGTGCGCCAACTCCAGGCCGCTGCCAACGCAGTGTTTATCAGGCGCCACAAGGACGGGCGTTTGATGCGGATCAACCTGGTCAGTTACGGCGAGGATTACGGGCGCCGCGGGCGCCAGGGGAACCCGCAAAAAGACGTGTATAACGCCGAGAGCGACCAGAACCCGCCGCGGGTCTGGGACTTCAAGCGGCATTGCGGCGAGCGGGCGGGCGAACAGCAATGACCGTAGGGCAGCTCAAAATACTACTCGCGCCGCTTGAGGACGCGCTCCCTATCATCGTGGTGGGACCATGCCTGGACGAAGACGGCGACGAGGCCGAGGCGTGGTTTCAGCCGAGCAGCATCAACCTCAAGATGGATGCGGACACCGCAGAGGAGTACGCGCAGTTTGCATGCTCCAGGCTCGACGACTTCGAATTGCCATGACCGCCGCCGGCCCCGAAGCGGAACTGATCGAGTTCATCGCAGAATTCCGAGATGATCCGTACGGTTTTGTGATGGCTGCGTATCCCTGGAAAGAAACGCCAGGCCCGCTTGCGGATTACGCCGGCCCGGACCAGTGGCAGGCCGAACTGCTGCACGAGATCGGCGAAGAGGTGCGGAAGCGCGGCTTCGACGGCCTGAATGCGGTGGGGCCGATCCGCCAGGCAATCAGCAGCGGCCACGGCATCGGCAAATCCACCACATCGGCCTGGCTGGCGAACTGGATCATGTCCACGCGCCCGAATTCGCAGGGCACAATCACTTCCAACACGTTCGCGCAACTCTCCACCAAGACCTGGCCGGCGATCCTGAAGTGGACGCGCATGTGCATCACGAGCCACTGGTTTGTGGTGGGCCAGGAAAAGATTGTCGCCAAGGCGGCGCCCGAGTCCTGGTTCGTCACCGCTCAGACCTGCCGGCGCGAGAACAGCGAGGCCTTCCACGGCCAGCACGCGGCGCGGTCCACGTCCTGGTATCTGTTCGATGAGGCATCAGCCATCCCAGACGAGATCTGGAACGCGGCCGAGGGCGGGCTGACGGACGGCGAGCCGATGATCTTCGCCTGGGGCAATCCCACCCGCAACACCGGCAAGTTTCACCGCATCGTTTTCGGGAGCGAGCGGGACCGGTGGCGCCAGAAGATCATCGACAGCCGTACGGCGCGCTTCACCAACAAGGCTCTGCTCGAGGAATGGATTCAGGACTATGGCGAAGATTCCGATTTTGTCCGGGTTCGCGTCCGCGGTATCGCGCCGCGGGCCGGCGAACTGCAATACATCGATCAGGAGCGGGTCTGGCAGGCGCAGCAACGCGAGCCGTCCAGCTTTCCCGATGATCCACTGATCGCTGGATTCGATGTCGCCGGCCGCGGTGGTATGTTCAGCATGGCCGGCGCCCGCAGCGATGGCGGCGACAGCGGCGCCGCCCGGCGGGACACGGGCGGTTCCGGCGCCTGGAACGTGATCGCCTTCCGGCGCGGCCTGGACGCACGGACCATTCCGGCCGTCCGGATCTCGGGCGAGGACACGCGCGATCGCGGCGTGATGCTGGCGAAGCTCACCGAGATCCTGAGCGACAAACGGCCCGGCCACCGGGTCGCGATGCTGTTCGTCGATTCCGCATTCGGGGCGCCATATGTCGAGCGGCTGCGTGCGATGGGATACGAAAACGTGATGGAGGTCAATTTCGGCGCTCCGAGCCACGACCGGCACCAGGCCAACATGCGGGCTTACATGTGGAGCCGCATGAAAGAGTGGCTGAACAAGGGCGCGATTCCCGCGGACAACATCCTCGAGACGGACCTCACCGGGCCGGGCTATCACCTGAACAAGAGCGAGCAGTTGGTGATCGAGAGCAAGCAGGACATGGTAAAGCGGGGGATCGCGTCTCCGGACTACGGCGATGCGCTGGCGCTCACGTTCGCGGCGTTTGTACCGCCGCAGGCGCCGGCCGCGGAGCAGGAACTGGGGCGCGGGTTCGGGGGCGGCGGTTCATGGATGGGGTGAGGCGCGTGCAGGTCTCTTACGATCCGAAATGCGAGGAGTTGGCGCGCTACTTCCTACCGGAAGCCGATTCCGATTCAGTGAACCGGCTGGCCGGCATTATCCAGCAAATCATCGAAAATTTCATCGAATACGAGTATTGAAATGCCTCGTTTAACCGTTTTGATGGGCGCGCCCGGTGCGGGCAAGTCCACCTATGCCCAAAGCACCGGAGCGCACATCGTAACCACCGACACCGGACGCGCTCGCGGGCAGTCTCCCGGCGATATCCTGCATTCTGCCTACCGCGAGATCAATGCCGCACTGGCCGCCGGCAAGAACGTGATCTTCGACACGACGGGCGCGAATCCGGCCGTCCGCAAGGCGGCCGCCACAATCGCGCAGAAACATGGCGCCCAGCTCGCCGCGCGCGTGATCGACGCCCCGGTGAGCGCCTGCCTGCAGGCGCAACAGGGCCGGGCCCACCCGGTCGCGGCCGCGGACGTCCGGCGGATCCACGGTGAGGTGCAGCGCCAGGCGCGCGGACTGAAGGGCGAGGGATTCAGGGACGTGGGATTCGTCAATCGGAAGTAGTTATGCCACTCAAGCCAGGCAAAAGCCAGAAGGCGATCAGTGCCAACATTTCGGAGCTGGTCAAATCGGGCCGCAAGCAGCCGCAGGCGGTCGCGATCGCGCTGCGCACCGCGGGCAAGCCGAAGCGCACGCTGCGCCAGTTGATGAAGGGTGGAAATGGGCAGCCTTAACGTATCTGCCCGTATCGGGCGCGACCCCGAACGCTTCCGCATACGCGGAAACACGCACGTCGGAAGATCAATTCTTGGGCAAAGTTTTAATGTATGCCTGCCATTCGCGAGTGAGCGCGCGGACCTCTTGCGTCAACGTCTCGATATCTTCGTTGTGGCTTTCCGCGATCGCTTCAAGCGCCTTGATACTGTCATGCAGGATCAGGGAATTCTGCGTCAATTGCGCGATCGACTTAGTGTTTTCTGCAATGGCGACCGTGTTCGCGGCAGCCAGTGCGGTCAGTTCTTTGGTGGTCAAGGGATTCATCCTAGCCGGATAGCGTCCGACTTATTTCCATTATAACCCGTGGCATCAAGTAAGGCCGACAAAGATCTGATCGCGACCGCCCGCGAGCGCTACAAGCTCGCCGAAGAGGCCGAGCGCGAGATCCGCCGCGAGGCGAAGATCGATCTCGAGTTCGCCGCCGGCAAGCAGTGGGACACCGACGACATGAACCGGCGCAACGCCACGGGACCGGGCAAGCGGCCCTGCCTGACGTTCAACAAGCTCACCGGCCCGATCAATCAGGTTGCGAACCAGGCCCGCATGAACAAGCCGGATCTCGAGGCGCTGCCCGTCGATTCTAAGGGCGATCCGGCAACGGCCAAGGTGTACGAGGGCATGATCCGGCACATCCAGTACGCCAGCAAAGCCGATCAGGTCTATGAGACATCGCTGGATCAATCGACGAAGGGCAGCTTCGGCTACTTCAAAGTCACGACCCGGTATTGCGGGAACAAGACGTTTGACCAGGAAATACGGATCGAACGCATTCTGAACCCGTTTTCGGTGCTGATGGACCCATACGCGCGGGAAGCTGACAAGTCTGATGCCAAGTGGGCCTTTGAACTCGAGTGGATGTCGCGGGACGAGTACAAGACCGAATTCGGCGAAACCGAAGTCGCGAAGATGAATTTCTTCGACGGCGGCACCAACCCGGCGCCTGACTGGATTAACAGCGACGGCGTCCTAGTTGCGCGGTACTGGTATGTCGAAATCGAGACGAAAACACTGGTAGCGGTGCAGTGGCCTGATGGCAAGGTCACCAGCGAGTATCTCGAGGATATGCCGGGCGAGCTGCCGCCCGGTCTGATGTTCGCCACCGACGAGCACGGCGACCGCATCGAGCGCGAGGACGAGATCCGGCACGTGAAAATGTGCCGTTTGAACGGCGTGGAAGTCCTGGACGAGACGGACTGGAAAGGCCAGTGGATTCCGATCCTCGCCGTGCTCGGCGAGGAGATGTACATCGAGAACAAGCGCTATCTGTTCAGCCTGATTCGCTTTGCACGCGATCCCCAGAAACTGTATAACTTCTACCGCTCGAGCGAAGCGGAGACGGTGATGCTCGGGACCAAAGCTCCGTGGGTGGGCGTCAAAGGCGCGTTTAAAGACCCGCGCTGGGCCACGGCAAACACCGTGCCGTGGGCTTATCTCGAGTACGAGGCGCTCGATATCGCGGGCAACCCGGTCCCGCCGCCGCAGCGCAACGTATTTGAGCCGCCCATCCAGGCCTTGAGCGTAGGAGCCGCGCAGGCCTCTGACGACATCAAGGCGACCACGAACGTCTACGACGCCAGCCTCGGCAGCCAGTCCAACGAGACGTCAGGCATCGCGCTTCAGCGCCGCCAGGGGCAGATGGAGTTGTCCAATTTCCACTTCGTGGACAACCTGAACCGCGCCATCCTGCAGTGCGGCGTCATCCTGTGCGACCTGATCCCCAAGATCTACGACACTCCGCGCCAGGTACGGATCCTCGGCGAGGACATGCAGGAAGAGATCGTCCAGGTTAACCAGCAGTTTCAGGACGACTACAACCAGCCGCAGTGCTACGACCTCGCCAATGGAAAGTACGATGTGCGCCTGAAGATTGGGCCGTCGTTCAAAACACAACAACAAGAAACGGCGAGTCAGGTCACGGAACTCTCGCGCAATTTCCCGCAATTGATGACGGTGGCCGGCGACATCGTCTTCGACAACCTGAACTTCGCAGGGGCTGAAAAGATCGCCGAGCGCCTGCGCAGGGCAATGCCGCCGAATCTGACCGAGGAAGCAGGCAAGAAACCGCAGGAACTGCTGGCGCAGCAGAACCAGCAGCAGGCGCAGCAAATCGACCAGTTGACCGCGGCGCTCAACAAGTTGAGCGACGACGTACGCGGGAAACGTGTCGAGGCGGAAAGTACCGAACGGATCGAGATGATGAAGATCGAATCGTCCGACCGCCAGGCCGCGCTGAAGGCGCAGGTTGATCTGGTCAAACTCGAAAGTTCCCTGACCTCTACCGAGAACATCGCGATGTTGCGCGAACAGGTCAGGCTGCTGCAGGCGCAGGTTGCGGCTATGGCGTCAGGCGCCGCGGCGGAGTCCGCGGAGCAGCCCGAGCCCGGAGAGGCCATGCAGGGGGCCGGAATGCCTATGGGCGGCCCGCCCGCCGCTTCGCCCGCCGGGCCGCAGTTGGGGATGTGAAAAGTGCTTCAGATGGGTCCATTCGCCATGCCCCAGACTCCATAGCCTTCGATCTCAATGATGTATGTATCCCACTCAATACGGGGGTCAAAGCAGTATGGCCCCACGCTGATCTGCGCGGACTCGACGATCTTTCCGAAGGGCGCAAGGCTCTCACGGATGACCTCAATCAGGTACTCGCGGTCGCGAACCGGCCGCACGGTTGTCATGCTCTCGTCTAATCCGCCGCGATGTTCGCGGACGAGGCGCATCTCGGTCGCACGACCGGATTGATCCATATCGCAATTCTACTTTATGCCAGACGAAGTAACCCCAACCCTCGAGCAAGGGACGGAAAACGCCACTGTTAGCGAGGCTCCGACAGATTTTCGGGAGTTTGCAAAGTGGCGCGAAACCGGTGAATTGCCCGAGCCGAAGGAACAACCATCATCCGCGGCCGCGGTTGCAGAACCGCCGGCCAAAACCGAACCGGACTCGGAAACGGACGCTACTCAGGAAGCAGGGGACCAGGACGAACAGGACGACGCTGACGCCGCACCCGCCGGCAAAGGCAAAGGCGGATCGCGCCAGCGCCGCATCGACAGGCTGACACGCGAAAACGAGGAGTTGAAGCGGCTGATTGCCGGACAAACGGTGAAGCCGCAGGATAAGCCCTCGGAGCCCGCGGCGCCCGCCGCGGCCGGTAAGCCAAAGCTCCAAGACTTTAAGACGCTCGAGGAATACCAGGAAACTCTTACGGACTGGAAACTCGACCAACGCGAGCAGCAGCGCAAAGAGGCTGAAGCGCGAACCGCGGCCGAGGACGCAATCCGCAAAGAGCAGGAAACGTGGGCGAAGCGGGAAAAAGCCGCACGCAAGGCGCACGACGACTACGACGACCTGATCGACACGGTACAGATCCCGGCGGGGCCGGGAGTCCTGGCCGCCCGGCAGGCCATGCTCGAGGACGATAACGGCGCCGAACTCCTGTACTACCTGGCGAAGAATCCGAAAGAGCTGGAGCGTATCGCCGGCCTGCCGCCGGCGAGCGCCGTTCTTGCGATCGGCAAACTGTCTGCGAAGTTCGACACCCCTGCCACTGAAAACGGGAAACCCAAGATAACGGGCGCACCCAAGCCGCCGCCGCCGAGTGGAAGAGCGGGCAAAACCGCATCTGACGATCCGAATGATCCGGAAGTCCAGAAAGATTTCAAACGGTGGGCCAAGGCGAGGGAGGCGCAATCGAAAAGGTAAGGATCGATGCCGAACACCCTCTTGACGCCACAGATGATTACGAATGAGCTTCTGTTGCGGTTCAAAAATAATTTGGGGTTTAGTGGTGCAATTTCACATACCTGGGACGATAAGTTCGCGGTCACCGGCGCCAAGATTGGCGACACATTGCGTCTTCGTGATGCCGTAGAATTCACCGTCTCTAAGAATCCTGACATCACGTCTTCCATCCAGGACGTGATCGAAACCCAGAAAACCCTCACCCTCAACCAGCAGGCCGTTGTGGCATTCCAGTTCTCCTCGGCCGAACTCACGCTGTCGATCGACGCATTCAGCGATCGATACCTCAAGTCCGCGGGCGTTGCTCTGGCAAACCAGATCGACGTGGACGGCCTCACGATGGCGTACCAGTCCACCGGCAACCAGGTCGGCACACCGGGCACGCCGATTGCGGCTCTCGACCCGTTCTGGCTGGCCGGCGAAGCCCTCGACACCTTCTCCGCGCCGATGGACGGCAAGCGGACCATGTGCATCCCGCCCAAGGTCCAGACGGCCGCCCTCAAGGCGGCGCAGGGACTGTTCCAAAGCTCCAATCAGGTCAAGCAGCAGTACGAGCGCGGCCGCATGGGGATTATGGGCGGTTTCGAGTGGGTGATGGACCAGAACTGCCGCACCCACACGGTGGGGCCGCTCGGCGGCGCGCCGCAAGTTGGCGCAGCCGGCCAGACCGGCTCGACCCTCCTGGTGACCGGCTTCACCGCGGCCGCGGCGCTGCGCTTGAAGAAAGGCGACAGTTTCACGCTGCCGACCGTGTTCCCGGTGAACCGCGTTTCGAGCGATCCGGCAACAGATCTCCAGAAGTTCGTCGTTACCGCGGACGTGTCCTCGGCGGCTGATGGGTCGGCAAGCATCCCGATCTATCCTCCGATCACCATTACGGGCGCTCTCCAAACGGTCACCAATTCGCCGGCCGCGGGCGCGCCTCTCACCATCACGAGCGGCGCGGCATCCTCGGGTGTTTCGGAAGGCCTCGCCTTCCATGAAGCGGCGTTCGTAATCGGCATGGCTCCGCTGGAAGTTCCGAACGGCGTTCATTTTGCCGCCAAGCAGCAGGATCCCGACACCGGGTGCGCGGTTCGCATCGTGAGCGACTACGTCGTGTTGACCGATAAATTTGTCACGAGGTGCGATGTACTTTACGGCCACGCCGCGCAACGCCCGGAATGGGCAGTCCGCGTCGTACAGTAGCACGCCAATTTGCAGGAGCACCCTATGCTGTCACGAGACTACCCGCGAATGATGTTTCACCGCGCCAAAGAGCCGGTGACCGTTCTATCGCGGGCGGAAGAAGACGCGCTAGGTCCGGAGTGGTCGCGGATTATCTGGCCGGCGTCTGCCATCGCCGCGCCAGAGCCTGCGCCCGAACCCGAACCCGAACCCGAACCGGAACCGCAAGCGGTGGGCTACGCCGCAGAGGAACCGGAACCCGGTGGCCCCGTCCACCGGGCAGAGGCGCTACGGCATGCCGTACGCGCCCGCGAGGAGCCCGCGCCGGCGGCGCCAACCCGGCCGGCGCGGGCTCCGATTAAACCGCCGGCACGCAGCAAGAGAAAAGGATGAAATCTATGACACCGACACCACTGTCCGACACCGACCAGGTCATCTTGGCCTGGCTCGCGACGAACCCAACCGAAGCGGAGCCCGGCTCGTACCCCAGGCTCCTTTACAACATCAACCTGCCGCCCGTACTGGTTCACACCGCGGAGCAGGAAACCAACATGGGCAGCGCTTGGCGGCCTGTCAGTCTGCTCGTGCCGGATGCGCCCGTGCCGGACGTGCCGCCGGTCACGATCGATCCGACGAGCGCAGCTCTACTCGCGACCGGGGAAACCGGCACGTTCCACGTCACCATCACCGGGCCGGGCGTCTCGGACACGTGGACCGCGACGAAGGACGTTGCCGCAGGTTGGCTGACGGTCACGCCGGCCACGCCGCAATCTGCCGATGGTGACGTGACTTATACAGCGGCAGCCAATCTCGGCGCGGAGCGCACCGCAAACATCTACGTTAACGGGAAAACCTTTGCAATTACGCAGGCTGCAGGGGTCTAGGTGCGGAGGTGCGGGCGGAGTAGCGGCAGTGCCGCCATTCCGCCCGCTCGTTGAGGAGGTCCGATGCCGACGGCAAGCGAGCTGATCCATTCCTCTATGCGCCTGATCGGCGCAATCGCTTCGGGTGAAACGCTCGAAACCAATGAGCTGAACGACGCGCTCGTCTCGCTCAATCAGATGCTGGCCTCATGGTCAACCGAGCGGGTGACCGTCTATGAGATCCGGCGCGATTCGTTCCCGCTCACCGGCGTGCAGAGCTACACGATGGGGCCGGCGGGCGTCTTCAGCGCAGCCAGGCCTACGCAGATCGTGGCCGCCCGCGCCTCGATCGGCAATTACGGCCGCGGGCTCAAAATCGTCGATGTAAACAGGTGGACCGAAATCCTCGAGCGCGGCGGCGCGGTAAATCTGCCGATGAAGGCGTTCGTTGACTACGCCTTTCCGCTCGCGACTGTCTATCTGTGGCCGGTTCCCGTGGCCGGCACGCTGACGGAATAGCGCCTGCGGGACCGCCGCCGCCTCTCCATAACTTCGAACCCCAACGGCTGACCTATACCGTCTCGGGCAGCACTGGTTCGTTCACGATCGGCCCAGGCGGGCAACTGGCGATGCCGCGGCCTGCGCGCTGCGATGCGATCGCAGCCAGCAGCGGCACCTATCGCCGGCCGGTGGAGATTGTGTCATCCGCGGAATGGTCAACGATGCTCGAGCCTTCCGGCGCTGCGATCTCGGTTCCGATGGAACTCTATGTCGATTACGGCTATCCGGCGGTCACCCTGAACCTTTGGCCGATCGGCACGACCGGCGGGTCGATCGAGGTGCATTCGCTCCAGGCGTTTGCTGCTTTCGCGGCGCTCACTGACACGGTTGCCCTGCCGCCTGGCTACGAAGCGGCCATCCGGTACAACCTGGCTGTTGCGCTGCTGCCTGAGTATCCCCGTTCGGAAGTTGACCCGACCCTGCTGCAGCAGGCGCAGAGCTACAAGGCGTCTCTGGTGCAGTTGAACACGCAGACGCAGCGTCTCGGCGGGCTGCCGCCGGCGGAAATAGCGCCTTCCGAACTGCAAACGGTCCAGACGAGGTAAGACTTCTATGGCTACACCAGCCGCGAAATTCCCGGCCGCGATCGCTGACGATAGCTGGCTGACGATCGCCACCAACCAACTGCAAACGCGCCTGGCGGTTCCCTGCGGCGCCAACGATACGACCATCGGCGTAGTGGACGCCAGCCGCATCGCCCAGTGGTCACTGCTGACGCTCATCGACTCGACCAACGGTGCGCCGCCCGCAGGCGTCTCCGAAATCGTCTTAGTGACGCAGCCGCCCGCTGGCAACATCCTGACGGTGCAGCGCGGATACGACGGCACCACGGCGGCCGCGCACGGCGCAGGGATCACCATCAGCGGCTACATCGTGGGGTGGCACCAGAAGTCGCTGGCGGGCGAGGTCAAGGCAATCGAGCAGGCGCTCGGCCCGAACCTGTCCAACGTGGGTTCCGGCCTGCCCGGCGTTTATGTTGCGTCGAAATACGGATTTGTTCCGCAGTCGCCGGGCGGTAGCCTCGTCGTCGGCAACAACTCGATCACACTTTCGCCGGTGCCGCTCGGAGTCAATGGGACCGATGCCAACCATTGGCTATATGTAGACCAGGGCACGGGCACACCAGAGCCGGTATTGATTACCGGAGGTTCGGCGGTATCCGGGGCGCCAACGGGAACGCT